GACGTACATGGGTTGATTTGCGTTTGTGTTTCGAACGTAAATGTGACAGCGCGTCCCGCGATAATTGATCACGCCGCGCTCTCGTTCGTTTTGCGAATTACCGGCGGAAATTTGATTGATGTTTTGGAAGTACAGAATTCGTGTTGACCACAGTATGTTGTCATTGGCAATTGTACTTGTTTTGGGATTACGTTTCGCAACGGATTTTCCCACGTGAGATCTCGTGTAACGGTAATATTGTTTTGAAATTTTTGCCTTTTTAGCGGCCCTGCTGCGTGGCATACTCCGACCGCGCATGCGTTTCCTAATTTTGCGTGCCATCATATTGACCCCTGCACGTGCAGCTCTACCTGCTAAGCCAGCCACGAATTGTCGAGCGGAAGGGGAGGCAGCGAAGCGCAAGCCAGGTCGTGCCAAGTTGGCAATGTAAGGAACAATGGCACCAGACATGGTTTATGAACTTCCCAGAAGTTCCAGGAAAAGAAACCCGGTGTCCGAGCCTACTATTACCTCGGACACCTCTTCCCTTCCCTCGTACAAAAAATGCCGAACTCACAAAATTGGCATGCCACCATCCAAACAACAGTGGAAAACGAAGATGAAATACTGTTGCATCTGTCGCTCGCCAGTGATGACCCTGGGGTCTCGTACATTGTTGCTGGACGAGAAATTGCTCCCACCACAGGACAAAGACATCTACAATGCTTTGTTAGATGTAATGCACGACAATCCTTCGCCTACGTGCGAGCGTTGTTGCCGCCGTGCCATATCGAACGTGCGCGAGGATCTGCACAGCAAGGTATCCGTTACTGCCGTAAAGACGGAGATTTTCTCGAGTTTGGGGACGTACCGGATGTTGATTCACGGGGACGGCGAACCGATTGGGAAAGATTCTGTGATTGGGCTCGAAGTCAGAATGAACCACCCACGGACCGTGAGCTCATCGAAGCCTTCCCCTCTCTTTTCGGACGATACGCAGTCAGTTGCCGTCGAATCGCTGCTGAGCTTTCCCAGCGTGTTCCCCTTAGAAACGGTGACCTACGGCCCTGGCAAGCAGCCTTGTATGCACGCTTGCAAGAAGATGCTGACGACCGATCAGTGGAGTTCTTCGTCGACCGAGATGGAGGATTCGGAAAGTCTTGGTTCTGTGGATACCTGGTCGGCCGACTCGGCGGAGTACAAGTACTTGGACCAGGAAAGCGAGATGATCTAGCACATTGTGTTGAAGTCGATACTCGCATATTTCTATTTAATGTCCCCAGAGGTTCTATGCAATTTTTAAATTATGGTTTGCTCGAAAACCTCAAAGACCGCATGGTGTTGTCTCCTAAGTATGACTCAAAGATGAAGATCTTGAGAAGTGTCCCTCATGTCATTGTTTTCAGCAATGAAGACCCAGATATGGACAAGATGTCTGCAGATAGATATATAGTTAATGCATTATCGTAACTATCAGGTTAAGGTTACCCCCTGCTATAAACAAAAACCTGTGGTTAGGGTGAGTGGGGGGGATTCTTTTGCGACGAAGGGCCCTGGGGGCCCCGCGGCAGCGGGGGCCCGTAGTCGCACTACTTCTGAGCTACTTCTTGCCAGTAGTTTATGAAACGGTATTGCATGGCAAGTGTCGTAGGAATTGTGGTAGCTCCTTGAGGGCTACCCACTGCATCAGCCCAGTATATGAAGAAGATGGCTCCGTCAGAGGGAGTTGTATCAGTAACATTGTCCCATGACACCTGACGTCGGCATTTAAGCCACCATTTGACGATGATATGATTTTTCCCTGAGTGTTGCGCAAACCCAGCTCCAGAAGCTGCACCCCCCGGGATGAGCATATATCGCTTATGCTTGAGGATGACATAGTCGTTGCTGTTGATAGCTCTTGTTCGAAAGCTGATAGCGGACAGACTGTTGTCGAAATCTGTTGCTCGGTTGGCTCCATCTTCGCGGAACCAATTGAAAACTGTTGGAGTGTTGCTTGCGCTTGGATTTTGTTTTATGGAAACTAGGGCCAAGTTGACGTACATGGGTTGATTTGCGTTTGTGTTTCGAACGTAAATGTGACAGCGCGTCCCGCGATAATTGATCACGCCGCGCTCTCGTTCGTTTTGCGAATTACCGGCGGAAATTTGATTGATG